GCGAAAAAGTCGATTCGTTCTGGAGTGCCAGATTGGGGTATGATTTAACTCCTCGTCTTGCATTGCAGAAGATGGGCACAGAAGCAGGACGAGACGTGTTTGGTAAAGACCTCTGGATCATCTCTGTGGAAAAGAAGATATTGGAATACGATAGGGTGGTCCTTGCAGATACAAGGTTTCCGAATGAGATTGCGTTTATTCGTAAACTCTATGGTCATGTTATTCGAGTCGTGCGTGGTCCTGAACCTTCATTCTATGAAGACCTTATGGATTATCAAAACAAAACTGATAACTGTTGGTATACAAGACCTTCGGAAGAAGAAATGATGAAATTGAATCATCCCAAAATTCATTATTCCGAATGGGCATGGATTGGGACTCATTTTGATTATCTTTTGAATAATGATGGTTCCTTACATGAACTTGAGGCAAACATCAACTACGCCTTGACTTTGCTTGCAGGTCCATGTAAAATAGCAGTCTGATTAAATTATGGAGAAATTATAAATGAAACTAAGTGAAGAAGCATTGGCCGTACTCAAGAACTTTTCCTCAGTGAACTCTGGAGTTGTTCTTCGTCCAGGAAAAAAGCAGAAGACCATTTCCACAGAGAAGTCTATTCTTGTGGAAGCAGAGTTGGAAGACATTACAGATCATGAGTTTGGTATTTACGATCTCAACCAGTTTCTAGGAAACGTCACAACTCTCAAGAATCCAGACCTGACGTTTGGTGAAAAGACTGTTGTGATGAAGGACGAAGACGGAACAACGATTACCTATTATTCTTGTTCTCCAGAACTTGTCATTACTCCTCCCGAGAAGGAATTGGTTCTGAATAGTCCAGAAGTATCATTTGATATGCCAAACGCAACTCTTGTAAAGTTGCTGCGTCTTGGTACCATGAACTCTCTTCCCAATCTGTCCATCGTAGGTAAGGATGGAGAACTCAATGCCATCGTTCACGAAAAGAACAGTGACACATCCAACATGGTATCTTCAAACATTGGTACCTGGGATAAGGAAGAGTTTACTGCCACATTCAAAACTGAAAATCTCAAGATGATACCCGATGACTACAAGGTAGAAATCAAGTTGGGTGGGTTTTCAAAGTTTACAAGTCTAACCAAGAAACTTGTTTACTTCATTGCACTGGAAGTAAAATGACAAACGAACTTGCGTTAAGTGAAGATGGATATCTTCTTCAAAAAGTGTTTCACAGTAAAACCCTAAAAGAAGTTGTCGATATATCACATATAGATTTGAAAAAATCCATTTCTATGGAGGATGTAAAAAATGACAATGATAATAATTGGGGTAGAGATAGACGACCAAGAAAAGGAAGTGTTACAGAGGCACATTGCATTCAAAAACTTTATGTCTATCGTGAACCCAGAGAAGGCGATATCATTTGTTGGTATGACGACATTGGTGCTCTTTCGGGCTCAGCTGGGTTTGTTCTTATTAGGGATGGATATGTTATTGGCATACATGCATTATGGAGATCATGAAAATATGGCGACAGTAGGACACAACTCTAAGAATTTTGTAAGTGTAAATTCTCTTTCAAAGGCAGACAAGCAACGTCTCAAGAAGGTCATTCAGGACCTCAATGATTCCTTGACTCGTGTTGCTGCGGAAAAAGATTATCAGAAGGAAGCAATCGGTACCATTTCCGAAGACTTGGGACTGAATAAAAAACTTGTCAAACGCATGGCAACCGTGTATTATAAGAGCAACTTCAAGGATGAAATCGAAACTCAGAAGGAGTTCGAGGAATTCTATGATATGGTCATCAACGAAAAGGAAGAAGCATGACCGAACTTTTCATTATGATTATAATGTTGAATAACAAAGACGCAGTAACAACTGCGGAATTTAATTCCCAGCAGTCTTGTTTAACGGCAAAGCATCAAATCTTTAAAGAACGAAAAGATGAAGGATTTTACAATGGTTGGACATTCATTTCGTGTGTGAAAAAATGACGAACAAAGTAAGTCAAGAAGGTGCAGAAAGATTAGTTCAAAAGATTGCAGGAGTTTTTTCTGATCCAAAAGAACAGAAATTTGTTGAACAAGTAATTCGTGAAACATATCGAATTGGTTTTCAAGAAGCAACTCTTTTAGCAATGCTTGGTATGCACCCCATGCAAGATATGTTTATAAAATCTGAGACAGAGAGAAAAAATCTTCAATGAACGAATTTCTACTATGTGAAAAGTACAGACCTCAGAAGATCGAGGACTGTATTCTTCCAGACCGAATAAAGAAAGTGTTTCAGCATTATGTCACCAAGGGGGAGATTCCAAATCTTCTTCTTACTGGTACAGCAGGTGTTGGTAAGACAACAGTTGCCAAGGCCATGTGTGAAGAAATCGGATTGAACTATCTGTTCATCAACTCGTCAGAAGATCGAGGTATCGATATGTTGCGTACCAAGATCATGGGTTATGCATCGACAGTCTCCCTCACTGGTGGACGTAAGGTTATCATTTTGGACGAAGCAGATGGATTGACTCCAGATGCTCAGGATGCTCTTCGTGGTGCAATTGAAGCATTTTCTTCAAACTGCACCTTCATTCTAACCTGTAACTTCAAGGCAAAACTCAAGGAAGCAATTCATTCTCGTTGTTCGGTGATCGACTTTACTCTACGTAAGGACGAGAAACCAGGAATGGCAGGAATGTTTTTTAAGAGACTCAAAGATATTCTAGACAAAGAAGGTGTGATCTATGACTCAAATGCTCTTGCCAAGATCGTGGAAAAGTTCTTTCCAGACTATCGTAGGACTCTTAACGAACTACAACGTTATGCTAGTTTTGGAAGCATTAACTCTGGTGTTATTGCTCAAATTTCTGACGTAACAACCATTGCTGATCTTGTCAAACATCTCAAAGACAAGAACTTTGGTGAGATGCGCAAGTGGGTTACGATCAATTCAGACATTGATCCCTCACGCATCTTTCGCAAGATTTATGATGGTATGTACTCATATCTCAAACCCGAGTCAATTCCGCAGTGCGTGATCATTCTTGCAAGATATCAGTACCAAGCAGCATTTGTGGCCGATCAGGAGATTAACCTGACTGCATGTCTAACCGAAATCATGTGTGACTGTGAGTTTCAATGAGCGACCTCTTTAAAGACATTATTCCATCAATTTTACAGACCAAGAAGGACGTACTGGAAGAAGAAAAACAGTACGTCCCTTTTGTGGTTAATCGCACACTCTCGTTTCATTTGGACTGCGTTCTTAAGGCAAATGAAATGAACATGCTTCCGCATACCGACAAAAGGATGCAATATACGTTTTTGCTAAATACAGTACGAGGATATAAGCGTCCTTTTCAAAAATGGCAAAAGCGAGAAACTATTGAAGATTTAGAAGTGATCAAGGAATACTACTCATTTTCTAACGAAAAGGCAAAATCTGCCCTATCTGTTCTCTCCTCAGCCGAAATTGATGAACTAAGAAAAAGACTCTTTCGAGGTGGAGCAAGTAATGTTGGAACTAAAAGAATTAGTAGAGGTGACGCTACCAGAACCAGATAATTTCCTAAAAGTTAAGGAAACTTTGTCCCGCATAGGTGTGGGTAATGAAAAGACAAAAACTCTCTATCAATCTTGCCACATTTTACATAAGCAAGGCAGATATTATATAACTCACTTCAAGCAAATGTTTTTGCTTGACGGAAAGAGTTCGAACTTCTCAGATGAAGACAAAGCAAGATTAAACACGATTGCTAATCTTCTTCATGAATGGGAATTGGTTGATTTGATCGATGAAGAAAAGAGTAAACAACCGACAGCACCACTTTCACAGATCAAGATTCTCTCCCACAAAGAAAAGGGAGACTGGAATCTGGTTGCGAAATACACTATAGGAAAAAAACGGAGTGAATAAATTATGGCAAGAACCCCAAAGGCTGTCTCTGATTCAGAGATTAATGTCAGACTAGAAATAGTCAAAACTCTAATTCTAGTACCAGACTTTGTTGAACTGGAAGTTCCAGTTCAACTTAGCATTATCGATACCCTTGTAAATTATGTCCTAACAGGAAAGAAGTGATATGACAGCATTGAAAATCTACAAAGTACATCCAGACGTTACTCTACCCAAGCATCAGACTCAGCAAAGTGCATGTTTTGATCTGGCCTATCAACCTCAGGGCAAGGCCACAATCAATGGAGTGAACAGAACAAACTCCCCTTTCGTTAGAGATATCAATCTTGGAACAGGAATTGTGAAGGTTGCTCCCGGTGAACGTGCAATGATTCCCACAGGGTTCAAATTTGATATTCCCGAGGGATGGTCAGTACGCATTCATCCTCGTTCTGGACTTTCTTATAAGAGTGGTATTGTTCTTGCCAATTGCGAAGGTGTAATTGATTCCGACTATGTAGAAGAAATCTTTATTCTGCTACATAACACGTCAGAAGTGGCATTTACTTTGACTCCTGGTGATCGTATTGCTCAGGCAGAATTGGTAAAAGTCGAGCAATATGATGTTGTGGAAACATTGACAGTTCCTACACAGAAGACAGATCGCGTCGGTGGCATGGGATCAACTGGGATCAATGCGGTCGATAACTTTATTGCTGCCGCAAAAGAAGCTGAGGTTAAACTACCCAAACCGTCGCGGTCAAAGAAAAGGGTTGACAAAAAGGTCAAGGCCTAGTATAAATAGAGACAGTCGGGCCACAAGGTATTGCGTACCCGATTACTTCTCCGCCTAATGGGGAGAAATTAACAAACTTGCTTAAAAGGAGTTTAGCAAATGGTATACGATCTACACGACTTCTATACACCCTTCGTAAAGGGTACTGTCGGTTTTGATGACATGTTCAAGAAACTGACTGACACAATGAATACTCTTCCAAAAATTCCAACATATCCTCCATACAACATCAAGAAGACAGACGAAAATACGTATGTCATCGAAGTTGCTGTTGCTGGTTTTGGAAAACAGGATATTGAATTGACATTGGAAAATGGAACCTTGACTATCAAGGGTAACATTGTTTCTGATGATACAAACGAATATCTCTTCAAGGGAATTGCTGACAGAGCATTCACAAGATCGTTTACTTTGGCAGATACAGTTGAAGTAAAGAACGCAGACCTAGTCAATGGTATGCTCAAGATTTGGTTGGAACGTTTCATTCCTGAAAGTGCGAAACCAAAGAAAATCGAAATCAACGAAAGTGGTGTCACTGTAGATAAGACAATTGCTGATGCCCGTAAAAAGAAGGAAGCAGCATGAGAACGTTTATCGCAGTAGTGGCATTATTGATTGCTCCAGCAGTTTCTAATGCCAACGAAAATAAGATTGCACATTCCGAAAAGTCCGTGAAGTCCATGACTGTTGCACAGTTCAAGGGTGAATGTATGAGAATGAGGGGAATGCTTTCTTATGAAAACAAGCAGTGGGTATGCAATGGTAAGTCTGTCGATGATGGTCTGACCTCAATGCCCGTGATGCTACCTAAGTAAAATCTTGTACTAAAAAATATACCTCCGATCGCAAGGTTGGGGGTATATTTTGTTTTCTGGGTTGCTAAATAATCAGTAACCACGGAGGGTTTCATGCAGACAATTCTCATTTTCATTTATCCAATAATCAATGCAATTCTAAACAGATGGCCAAGAGGAACATTCAGTTGGGGTCCTTGGGCAGCAGGTGCAGTTCTAGCAAGTCTCATTTTTCTAATCACCAGTAATCCATTTGCTGCTGGTGCTTTTTTTGTTCTATACGGTGTCGGTGAATCGTTTGGTTGGGGCAAGTGGTTGGCAACTGTTCCTCATTGGAATAACAAAGCAATCACACAGGAAATGTATAACTCAGGCGAACTCAAAGCAAGCAACATTCCTCTACTAGAGAGAAAAGATGGAAAGAACAATGGTGTACATCTTCTTGCCAATCTGGTCAGCAAGGAAATGGAAGACTTTAGATCATATGCTTGGTGGGCATTGTTCTTTAGAGGAATTCTATGGCAGGCGCCAATCTTCATTGCATTTGCATTTCTAGGTGTCATCAATCCATTTATTGTTCCATTTGCAATTGCTATTCTGGCATTTGCTTTTCCACTGTCCTACGCAGCAACATATAAACTTTTTGGTGGAAAGTATTGGACAGCAGGAGAACTTCTGTATGGATTGATTCAGGGTCTTGTCATGGCAATTGCCCTATTAGTAGGAACATTTCTATGAACTTTGAGAGAATGTATTCAGAACTTCAGGTTCTTCTTAAGAAAAAGAATCTCTATGATGGAAGTATCGATGGCAAAGTTGGTCCGAAGACTCTTGATGCCATTGCACTTCTTATTCAATCCTATGGCATTTCCACAAAGGGTTGGAGCAAGACAAAACTAAAAATTGCTGGTGAACAAGCACTGTACAAGTCCATGGGTATCGAAATCGGCAAGATGAATGGTGAAAATGATATTGATGGTATTGATGATCATGTTTTGGGAAATGCCAGAGATGTTTATGTTGCCAAGACCACAATCAGTTTTCGCGACAGTGTAGAAGCACTTGTTGAAGCAAAGGCCACGATTGTTCAACCAATTCCAGTCAAGACTTCTGGTAAGATTGTTCCTCTCAAGGAATGGCCACGTCAAAAGGATTGCATGAAGTTCTACGGTAAACCAGGAACAAATCAAGTCACACTCAAACTTCCCTATCCAATGCGTATTGCATGGGAACCAAAAAAGACTGTGAAGTCCTGGTCATGTCACGCAAAAGTTCATGACAGCATGGAACGTCTTTTTCAACGCACACTTGATCACTACGGCATGGAAAAGATTCGGGAACTGCGTCTTGATATGTGGGGTGGAACACTAAACGTTCGTAAGATGCGTGGTGGTAGTTCTTGGAGTCAACATTCCTGGGGTATCGCCGTAGATATTGATCCAGATAATAATCAACTCAAATGGGGTAAAGATAGAGCAACTTTAGCTAAGCCAATTTATAACAAGTTTTGGGAATTTGTTTATGACGAAGGGGCCATTTCATTAGGTAAAGAACGCAATTTTGATTGGATGCACCTTCAGTTTAGTCGTTTGTGATATAAATAGTTGAGGGTCGCGATGTTGACGCATCCACCCTCTCTAACGCTATTTCGGAGCAATCAGCATGACTATTTATTATCGCAAAATTTATAAATTATTTTATGGATCAATTCCCGTGGATCAAGATGGTAGATCATATGACATTCATCATATTGATGGTGATAGAACAAACAACTCAATCCTAAATTTAGTAGCATTATCTATTCAAGATCACTTTGATGTTCATTACATTCAAGGTGATTGGAGAGCATGTACTAAAATTGCTCAAAAGATGAAATTATCACATGAAGAAATAAGTATGCTGGTTAGTAAGCAACAGAAAGAACGAATTGCTAATGGAACACATAACTGGGTGGGTGGAGAAAAACAAAAGAAGCATCAAAGAGAACTGGTCGCAAGTGGTCGTCATCACTTTCTAAATTCAGAAGTACAAAGTAAAATAAACTATCTAAAGGTTAAAAATGGAACTAATTCATGGGCAGGACAAAAAGGAAGTGAACAGTCAAAAGCAGTTCAAGCAAAACGAATTGCCGAAGGAACTCATCATTTTTTAGGAAAAAATAATCCTGTTTACAAACAGATTGAAGAGGGTAGACATCCATTAGCGTTATATGCTAAAAATCAAAAGAAACAAACGTGTCCAAAATGTCACAAAACAATGAATATCGGAAACTATGTAAAATGGAATCACGGAGAGAAATGCGAGGGATGATTGATGGCTAGTTATCGTTTTCTAACATGCCGTAAATGTGGTTGGGAAAGCAAATCCATGTCATATCAAGAATTGACAGACTTGGGAGTTCCTTGGTACTGTGATGACTGTGGAGAACGTGTAACAAGCATTACTACATACACAGATGAAGATTTAGAATCGGAACGTTTGAAGGATTATTGTAATGAAACACGAAATAAAAGACGGATATCGTCCAAATCTATTTGATGTGGACATTGAGGGATATCCTAATATGAAGTATTTGATTACCTCTGTAAAATATTGTGGAAGTTCATCATATACGTCTGGTTATGATTTAAAACTTGTCATATATGAAAATGAAAATTTCGATGTACGAAATTCCCTGAACAAACTTGTCGGTAGAATTCTAACACTTAGGGCCTATAAAAGAAATGGTGATATTGCTTACACAGAAAAAAGTGTTATCAAGGATGTTTTATATGATGGAACGTTTTCTTGGGAAGCAGTCGATTCTTTATTTCGTTGGAATGTTCAACTATTTGTTGATCCTGGATTATAATTAATGACAAATCTGAAAATTGAAAAATCTGTTGTAGTGATTACTCCCACAATAGGTAAAGTGGAATTGGGTCGAGCAATGCGAAGTGTTGCTGCTCAGACCTATAAGAATCTCAAGCATCTCATTGTTATTGATGGTGGTAAGTATTGGCAAGATGCGCAGAAAGTTATGTGTATCGATACTGAGCAAAGCAATGTGGTTGTAACAACTTCTCCAGAAAATACTGGTGCAAATGGAATGTACGGACATAGAATCTATGCCGCATATCCACATCTGGTAAACGAAGACTATGTGTTCTTTTTGGACGAAGACAACTGGTGGGACCCACTGCATGTGGAAACTCTGGTTGCCCTTCTGGAAAAAGAAAACCTAGACTTTGCTCACTCATTGCGTAAAGTCTATATCAATGGAAAACTTCACGCAGAAGATAACTGTGAAGCAATTGGTCGTTGGGGAGTTGCGTGGAATCCAACACAGTTTCTCGTTGATACATCATCCTATGCCTTTCGTCGTGAGTGGTTGATTCACACTTGCCAGATTTGGCATTATGGATGGGGTGGTGATCGTCGTTTCTTTATGATAGTAAAAGACCAGTCTAAATACAACACAACTGGACTACACACACTGAATTATGAACTCCCAGATATGGACAAGGCCTATGGTGGTCAAATCGATATCTTTGAAAAATATAATGAAGTCGTGAAACAAAATAATGGAGGAGTATATCCGTGGCAAAAGACCTTATAATTGGAAGTGCAAGTGGTTACACCTGGGATCATCTGAAATACTGGGTCAACTCAATTCGAAAAACTGG